TAGATGCCTGCTGCGGAAGCCGTATGTTTTGGTTTGACAAACATAACCCTTACACAATCTACATGGATATTCGGGAAGAATATGAAGAACTTGAAACCGGTCATGTAATTAATGTAGATCCTGATATTGTTGGCGATTTCCGAGATATGCCGTTTCCGGACAATGAATTTGATCTAGTTGTATTTGACCCGCCACATTTGGTTCATGCCGGTGACAATTCATGGCTTGCAAAAAAGTATGGCAAATTAGACGAACTTTGGCCACACGACATTAGGCAAGGGTTTAGTGAATGTATGAGAGTTCTTAAACCAAACGGAACACTCATTTTTAAATGGAACGAAGAGCAAATTAGTTTATCAGAAGTGCTAGAAGCAATTGGAAGCCAGCCATTGTTTGGCAACAAGAGATCGAAAACTCATTGGCTAGTTTTTATGAAAATTAAATAGAGGAGTGAGGGAATTATGAGCAAAGAAGAACGATGTAAGTTGGCGAATGAATTAATCCTTCTCATTGCTACTACCGGAAGAAAGTTTTTTAATTATGAACAAAGTGGAGGAGATATATCAGCTTTTACTATAGCTAAAGGAAGAACTTATTTTATAGACGGTTATACAAATGAACGTATCTATGCATATGATAACCGTTACTTTCGTAAGAAGTTTACGCAAGGTGGAACTATGCAAGCTTTAGTTTTAGATATTGCTGAATATATACGCACTGGTAAGTCTACCAATTCCAAAAATGGCTATGGAGGCGTCTATTGTGATTATTGGGGATATCCCGCCACAGATATGGCAAAAATCCAACAAAAAGCACAAGAAATCGGTTTTAGTCTTGGATTAGATGAAGACCTTGATAGAAGAGGATATATTTGCGAGTAATGCTGTTACAGCATTTTACAGTAATGGCTATTGATGAACTGTTTCCAAAGAGGAAATAGTTGGTCTGTATGAGGAGTGAAAATAGTGCTGCAAATTTTAGAATTGTTCGGAGGAATTGGCAGCCCTCGTGTGGCGTTGCGAAATATGAACATACCTACAAAATCGATTGATTATGTCGAAATTGACCAAAAAGCAGTAGACAGCTATAACGCCATATTTGCTAGTGAATTAACCAATCAGACACAATCAGTTGTCAAATGGAATCTAAAGCCAGACATCCTAATCCATGGTAGCCCATGTCAAGATATTTCAGTTGCTGGCAAAAAACTTGGTGCCGATATAGGAAGTGGCACTCGTTCAAGTCTCATGTGGGAGACATTGCGAATCATTCAAGATATGGGCATTTGGAGACCTAAAATTGTCGTTTGGGAAAACGTTAAAGGCGTATTGCATAAAAATATGAGAGCTAATTTTAATAAATACCTGGAAGTCATGGATGGATTAGGATATTCAAATAATTTCGAGGTACTTGATGCACGAGATTTCGGGATTCCACAGAATCGACAAAGAGTTTTCACCGTCTCGATTTTAAAAGGTGAGATGTTCAATTTTAATGTACTAAAGCGGCAAGCTATGCGTGATATTAATGAATTTTTGGAGAGCAAAGTTAGCGATGATTACACTGTAACGGCACCATCAATGTTGAAAGTGATTGGAAAGCCTTTACCTGGTTTTGGTGGATATTTGCCTATTATCGACAAATATTCAGCGACAATTACTACTAAACAGAATCGATGTCCGAATAGTGGCGTAATACCGTTAGCAAACGGCAAATACAGATTATTAACAGAACGTGAATGCTGGAGGTTGCAAGGGTATTCTGATGATGATTTTGCGGCTGCGGCTAGCGTTAATGGAAAAACAGCACTATATATGCAAGCAGGCAACAGCATTCCTGTACCGATTTTTGAATCAATGTTTGAAGTGATGATCTAAGAAAGTGAACAGTTTCCAAAACGAAAAACAAAAAAAGCCGTCAATAGCGGCAACTATCAACGACCTAGCGAAGTAAACAACACGGCAATGTTGATTACTCTTTACACTTTAAGGTTATTCGCCAACCAAATAGTGCTTACGCCTGAGTATACATTACTTTGTTGTAGAAAGATATAGAAAATGCACGAACCAGTTAAAGACAGAATTGACAGAATAGGAGAGCGACTATGAAAGCAAAAAACTTAATAAGTATCTTGCAAAATAATCTCGACGCAGACGTTGTAGTTTCAACCGTTAGTTACTATGAAAAAAGTCATTATGAAGCAGGTTATAAGCGAGAAAAGCCACAATCTGTTGATAGTATTACCGTGGATTTAGGCTGTAATCAGATTAGAATCGATGGCAGTAAAGAGCTGACAATTTAGTCCACTAACTACCCATTTAAAGGAGGGCAACTATGAACAAGAAAGAATTGATTGAAAATATACAGAATTTAGAATCTGAAAGCGAATCTAGTAATTATCGATTAGGCTTTGAAAAAGCGAAGTATTGGTGTTTGACTCTTGCTAGTAATTTAGAGGAATCAGAAGCCGAGAAAGTGGAAGTGTCAGAATGTGTGGCTGAATGGTTTGAAGAGAACAAAGGCGACATCAATCAAGCAATGTACAATATCACAATTGATATTCATGGCAATCGACATACAACTGAATTTGAAAAATGGTTTAGTGATTCTCGAAATGACACGTATGGAACTATTGTTCGCATGAAAGACGGTTACACGATCAAGCCTAAGCGGTGGGTGGTAAAAAAAGGAAAGCAAAATTTCTATTTCTGCTATTTTAAAGGCGAATCACTTATGCCAATTTGGGTGCATGATGATGCTATTTTATTTGATAATGACAGAAAAAATTTTACCGACAAAGCCAAAGCCGAGGCAGTTGCTACGTTGGTTAATGGGAGCGTGAAGGAAATTGATTAAAGGAAAAAGTACGTTCGACTATGACTATTTCCCAACAGAATACATTGGTTTAATGTGCTTTAACAAACAGCGATATACCGAAGAACAAGCAATAGAACTTTGGCGTAGAGAGATGGCATATAAAAATAACGAACCCTGCCTTGCAGAAGACGCTTTTGTCCGATACCGCTACGGGACAGACGAGGAAGGTGAGCCACGGAGTTGCTGGTGGCATGAATGGGAAGACTACGGGAATAGGTCGGTTCCTGTGTGGTCTATCAGGTCGCCATATTCGTGGGAAAAAGAGGGGAGTGTGGAGGAGGTATGAAGAAATTAACAAAGGAGCAAGCCTTTGTAGTTACTTGTTGGAGCAAGGTGCTATTTATGAATTTTGAAGAATTTTGGAAAATGGCTCAAGAATGCCTCGGGGAAACGATTATTAATCACGAGTTTGCTGATCAAAAGTTATGGGAACGGCTGAAAGAAAAGACTGAAGACGATTTTAAAATCTTGGTGGGAAGTCAAACTATTGAGAACGGAGCGTAAGGAGGTAGCGGAATGAAAATAACAGCAAATTCTTTTATGCATACGGAAGCAAAAATTGTTATTGATGGAAAGTCATACACTGGCGCGGAGTTTAACAGGTTAGTTGAAGCATTACACACTCCCTCTCTCTCCGCCAATCAGCAGGTCGTGTTGGAGTGGTTTAAAAATGAGAAGAAGACCCAGCCGTTTGCAACAGTGGCAGACTTCTTTGCTGCTTATTTTGAAGGTACAGAAGAAGAAGTTCCACTTAATACAATGGTTTCGTTCGAGCAGTTAACAACTGTCGAACAATACCAAGTCCTCGCCGCCTTTGCTGAGTGGGGAATGGAACAGGAGGACAAAGAATGATCTTAAAACAAATAACACCAGAAGAGGCAATTGAGGTAATTAAGCAAGGAAAAATAAATGACCTTTGGTGGAAACTTGATTCGAATACAGTTGTTAATAATCGTGGTTACCATGCACCACGAGCTAACGAGTTGCATAAAAAGACGTGGTTCATTGAGGAGGTAGAACATGACAGTCCAAGAATTAATTAATGAATTAATGAAAATTGAAGATAAGTCTATGATTGTGGAAGTTACACAAATGATGGTTGGTGAATATTTCACGCATGAGTCAGAACAAGTAGAAATTGTCGGAAATTCAGTTTATATCTGGTAGGAGGAAATTATGATTATCAAAATGATTGTAGGAGCACTATTTTTCTTAATGACTTTGTTGTTGGGATATTTGTTAGGTAAAGAAGCCGGAAGAGAAGAAGAAAAAGGCAAATAAAAAAGCACCAGACCATCAGCCCAGCGCCACAAATGTTACTTCGTCAATAACATTATACCATAAAGGATGTGGCGGGGTTGATGGCATTATTACCTGAAATCGATGAAAAGAAAACAAAAAGCAATGTAAAGAGTTTGTTATGCAATTATCGTTCGTTTGTACGGTTGGCCAGTGAAGAATATATTCCAAAAGTCACCGCTACCTATTCTTTTGAACTAAAGAGCTTTACCGGAACCGTCAGCCGAGCGACTGAAAATGCTGTTGTTCGCAAGGTTGCTGCAGAACAGGAATTAGTTAAAATATCTAAGGCGATGAACAAGCTTAATGCATATGATCGTCAATTGATTTTCGATAAGTATATGGATAAGCGAGAGCTTACAGATACCGATATTTACTTGAACTATAATACGAGTTCAAGCTCATTCTACCGTGAACTTGACAAAGCCCTTTTAAAATTTGCCGAGGCGTATGAAAGTGGCGTTTTGGTGGCTGAAATTTGGGAGTAATCTGGGAGAAAAATGGGAAGAATCTGGGAATATGGATGTGCAATAATAGTAGTATCAAATACTAGCAATCAGACAGAACACCAACGACATGGCATAAAACTCCTTTTGAAAATCGTGTCTGAATTGCTAGTTTTTGTCACTGTGATGGAAGGGGTAAAGTAAGAGTTGCAGCTCTTGAAGTAACAATTCGTTTTTCTGCCGTACAATACAGTTTTCGCGAATTGAATTACTCAGTGCAAGGTTCGATTCCTTGCCAGTGACATTGGCATTAGTACGTTAGGTTGAAATCGCAATACTAGTTAAGACGAACGTAATGAGTGGCTAGGCTGAAAACCTCACTCCCCTAATTCACTGCTAAATAAGTCCAGGCTTATAGCTCAATTGGTAGAGCGTAGCACTGATAATGCTAAGGCGCAGGTTCAATTCCTGCTAAGCCAATTGGAGAAGTTGAGATTACTCACAAAAATCTAACTAAAGAAAAGAGGAATGCTCCTCTCATAGTTACTTCTTCCTTGAGATCGCTTCGGCGGTCTTTTTATTTTCATCTCTACTTGGTATGATTGAGCTGAGGTGATGATAATGAGTTTAAGTGATGCACTTGAAAAAATGGCAAATTATGTTACTGGGAGTAAAGATCCGCAGCTACTCGGAGCTGTCATGGAAGTTCAACGCGAGCTTATTGAAATTCAAGAAGAAAATCGAAATCTTCGGCAGAGAATAATTGAGTTGGAGAACTTAGAGATAGTTTCTTCCGAACTGAAATATAGAGCAAACTGCTACTATAGAGATGGAACTGGACCTTTTTGTACCAAATGTTTTGATGATGATGGAAAACTTATTAGGATGACAGTGGAAGAAGATTTCAATACTGCTTATGTTGTAGGTATATGTCCAAAATGTAAGAGTAAAGTGAAAACCGATATTCCTTTTGCAGCATATAATGATGTTTTTTCTGCAGTTAAAGCTTATTTAGAAAATTTAAGGAATGAGACCTCCTTGTGAGGTCTTTTTTAGTACATAAATTTACAAAACAAATGTTGCAAAGGCGAGGTGGTGTGATATGTGAAAAAGTATGAAGAGGCATTTGCCGATTACCAAAAAGGGTTAAAGTATAAAGAAATAGCCGAAAAATATGAAGTTTCTATCTCTACTGTTAAGTCTTGGAAGTCTCGTTACTGGTCGCAAGAAAAGGTTGCAACCAAGGACGCAACCCTTCCCAACAATAGAGGAGCGCCAGAAAGCAACAAGAACGCAGTGACGCATGGTTTATTTGCTAATTGGTTCCCATCTGAAACGCTTGAAATCATGAATGAGGTTGCAACATCTAAACCGGAGGATATTATTTGGAATAATATTATGATTCAATATACTGCGATTATTCGGGCGCAAAAAATCATGTACGTAGCTTACAACGATGATTTGTCGAAGGAAGTTTCTAAGTGGTCATCTAGCGAGAGCGGCAGTTCCGAAGAGTATGCTATTCAGTATGCTTGGGACAAACAGGCTAATTTCCTAAATGCACAATCACGTGCTATGGCAACGCTGGCAAATTTAATCAAACAGTTTGTTGCGATTTCTGATGATGAAGACCAAAGACGGAAACGCCTTGAGCTAATGACGGCGCAAATTGCCAAGCTTAAAGCTGATACGCCCGATGATGATGGAGGAGATACTGAGCCTATCATTGTTCTTGATCCATGGAGTGATCGCGATGGCTAAAAATCAATCAACTAAAACATTTGATGTTCTTAAAAATATCAACCCTCATTTTAAAGAGGTTTGGAAAGCTAAAAAGCCATACAATATTCTAAAAGGTGGTCGTAACTCGTTTAAGTCATCTGTCATTGCGCTATTGTTAGTATCGCTTATGTTGCCATATTTGATTCGTAGCGAAAAAGCCAATATCGTTGTGATTCGAAAAGTGGCTAATACTATTCGAGATTCAGTATTTAATAAAATCCAGTGGGCCTTGAAAAAGTTCTTTTTAATTGGACAATTCGATATTACTGTTTCACCATTTAAGATTACGCATCGCAAGACCGGTTCGACCTTCTATTTCTATGGTCAAGATGATTTTCAAAAGCTTAAATCAAATGATATCAATGACATTATAGCGGTCTGGTACGAAGAAGCTGCCGAATTTAAAGACGCAGAGGAGTTCGACCAAACAAATACTACGTTTATGCGGCAAATGCAACCTAACGCTGATTTTGTTCGTTTTTTTTGGTCATATAATCCACCACGTAATCCATATTCTTGGATTAATAAATGGGCTGATGAAAAAAAGACTGATCCGCAGTTTTTAGTACATGAATCAAGCTATTTAAATGATGTTTTGGGATTCGTTACCGAACAAATGCTGACGCTGATTAACCGTATTAAGGAAAATGACTTTGATTACTATCGCTATCTATATCTTGGCGAACCGGTTGGGTTGGGTACAAATGTTTATAATATGAATCTTTTTCATCAAATTGAACAATTACCTGATGACGATAAAATTGTTTCTTTATATTATGCCATGGACACAGGACATTCTGTATCTGCCACAAGTTGTGGGTGTTATGGCCTAACTGCTAAAGGAAACGTTATTAGGCTCAATGGATATTACTATTCACCAGCAGGACGCGAGGTCAAGAAAGCACCAAGTGAATTATCTAGTGATATCCACGAATTTATAACAAAGACTGCAAATCACGAGTTGCTGAAAGGTGCGCGCATTAGAAAACGTACTATTGATTCAGCCGAAGCGGCATTAAGAAATCAATATTTTAAAGATTATCGGCAACGTTGGAATCCAGTTGCAAAAAAGAAAAATATCGACATGATCGACTATGTGCAAGACTTATTAGCGCAAGGTCGTTTTTTTGTGCTTACGAATCCGATTCACACAGGACTAAGGTATTGTGACGACCAAGAAATCTTTTTAGAAGAGCATCGTCAATATCAGTTCGACCCGAAAACACTAAATAACGACGACCCTCGGGTTATTAAGGAAAACGATCACTCGGTCGATGAGTTTAAGTATTTCTGCTTAGACAATGCGAAAGAATTAAAGCTAAAGATATAAGTATAAGGAGGTGGGCCTGTGGGCTTAATCCAAACCATAAAAAACCTATTCAAGAAAGGAGGATACGTCGTGACAGGGCAATCTCTTAATCGAATCACGGACCATCCGAAAGTCAATATCTCAGAAGAAGAACTTAGCCGGATTGAGCGGAACTTTCGTCAGTACGAGGGGAAATATCCTGACGTAGAATATCTATCCTCTAATGGGAAGAAAACCCACCGACCTTACATGACTATGAATATGCGGAAGTTGACTGCTGAGATGATGACCTCGCTTGTCTTCAACGAGCAAACCGAAATCTCAATTGATGATGATACAGCGAACGAATTTATCAACCGCATATTCGAACACAATGACTTTAAAAAGAATCTTTCTCGCTACCTAGAGCCGATGTTTGCTACAGGTGGTCTAGTTGTTCGGCCGTATTTTGATCACGGAACCGGAGAAATTGAGTTTTCGTGGGGCTTGGCAAATTCATTCATTCCTTTACAATCCAACACCAACGGCATTAGCGAGGGAGTGATGATGTTTAAGTCGAGCCAAGCAACCGGGAACATCACAAAATATTTTACTTTGCTGGAATTTCATGAGTGGATTAATGGTCAATACACCATATCTAATGAGCTTTATGTGTCGGATAATCCAGGCATGATTGGTAATAGGACGCCTTTAGGAGTTCTGTATGGCGATTTAAAAGAGACAGCAACATTAACCAAGATGGCGAGCACGCTTTTTAGTTACTTAAAACCTGCCGGCTTTAACAACATCTCGCCGTATAGTCCTTTGGGTCTCGGGATTTGCGACAATTGCGAAAATACATTGCGCCAAATCAACGATACATTCGACCAGTTTAACTGGGAGATTCGCATGGGTCAGCGCACTATCGCGGTTAGCGATCATATGCTTAATTACCGTCTAGACGAGCAAGGTAAGGGTATGGAGGCTAATTTTGACCCCGATGTAAACATCTACAAATCCTTGCCGACGAATCAAGATACCGAATTCGTCAAAGACTTGACGAGAGACATCCGTACAGAGCAATACACCTCTGCTATCAACCAATTCCTTAAAACTTTGGAAATGCAGATGCAGCTATCTGTAGGAACTTTTTCTTTTGATGGACGTTCCGTTAAAACAGCGACAGAAGTCGCAAGTGAAAATTCGCTCACCTATCGTACGCGAAATATGCAGTGCAATGAGGTCGAGAAGTTTATCAAGTCAGTGATTATTTCGACACTAGAGTTAGCAAAACGGACTATCTCAAAAGAGGGTAAACTTGTCTATTCAGGAGCTATTCCTACGATGGACCAAATCAGCGTTGACTTTGACGATGGTATTTTCGAGAGTCAAGATGCCAAATTGGAATTTTATCAGAAAGCTACGACAGCTCAATTGGTTCCGAAAGTTGAGGCAATCAAGTCCATCTTTAAGCTGACTGACAAAGAGGCGGCTAAATGGTTATCAATTATCCAGATGGAGGCTGAACTGACTGACCCAGTCGAGATTCAAAAACGCTGGGAAGAGGACGAACTGGGAGGGGAAGAGTAATGAAATCCGAAAAAATAAGTAATCTTAAAGTAGTGCGAAAAAATGGCACGAATGAAGTCTGGTTAAACGGTGAACCTATATCATTGGAAGGTCTTTTGGACGTCTCTGTGGGAATGCCTGCTATCGGTAAAAGTACCGTGCATTTAACCTATCGAATAGCTGACGTTGAAATAGAAAGTGATATTGACACGAAGATTTCGACCGAGGAAATCACTATGTATGGGTATGATCAAAAAATTCGGGAGTGATTTAAATGCAAAAAGTCACACCTCACCAGCTAGATTTATGGTCCAGCAACTTCTCTGACCTATACAATGCCTTTGAAGGTGAAATAATCCGTCAATTAATTAAACGCCTTTCAAATGGCAAGACAGACATATTAGAATGGCAGGCGCAAGCAATGAAAGACTTGCATCTCTTCAATAAAGATGTTGCTCGCTATCTAGCTGAAATTACTGGTGTTGGTGAGGAAGTCATTTTAAATATGATGAGCAAGGCAGGTGTTGGTGCTGTTGAATCGGTTGACAATGAGGTTCCTTATGATGCTAAACCGATGCCTACAAATATTGATAATGTCGTGAGAGCATACGCTAATCAAGCGTGGATAGATATCGACAATCTTGTCAATCAAACATTGATATCAACAAATTTTGGCTATGGCAGTGTGACGACGCAGACTTATCAAGAGGTTTTGAGACGTACTAGTGCTTTGTTTAATGCCGGAACACTGACAATGGATCAAGCCTTAGAAAGAGCTATTCAAGAGTTAGCTCAAAAGGGAATCAATTCCACTTTTATTGATAAAGGTGGGCATACATGGTCAATGGAACGATATGTACGTACAGTTTTAAAATCTACGCTAGGTAATACTTACAACGAATTAAGAACAGAACGCATGATTGAGTACGGAACATATTTAGTCCGTGTCAGTCAGCACGCAGGAGCTCGTGAAGCGTGTTCCAAAATACAAGGGCATGTCGTTGATATTCGACCAACGGAGCAATTACCGATAGGGTCACGGTACCGAAGTATTTATGACCCATACTGGCATGCTGATTATAAAATGCCTGGGGGTCATCGTGGTGTTAATTGTGGCCATTCCCATTTTGTGTTTTTTGAAGGTGTGAACACAAACACTTCTGAATTGATCGATCAAGCGTTAAACGCTAAGGTGCGTGAATTAACGGACAAACAACGTAGATATGAACGTCAGATTGTGAAGTTTAAAAAGAATTTAATGGTATCCCAGCAATTTAATAATCAAGAAGGCGTTGAAAAGTGGAGCCAAAAAGTCAGAGCAAATCAAAAAGCATTAAGGGAATTAGTCGCTAGCAGCGAATATCTAAGTCGTGATTACAAGCGTGAGAAAGTTTATACACCGCTCGATACGTTGTTAAAAGACTTTCGATATGACAACTTTTAAGGAGGTATCCTATGAAATGGTCCGAGATTAAATTTTGGATTGAGATTGCCTTAGCGGTTTTTGTATGGCCTGTCCTTTGGCTTATAATCCCGACGGCAGTATTAATGATTGGCATCAAGTTATTAATCATGATGTTCAAGCTTATCTTTTAAGGAGGAATCGTTATGGAAAACCAAGAAGTCGTTAAGCAAATTGCTATTAATTGTGGCGTTTCGATGGAAGATGCAGCCACTTCGATTCAAAAATTTTGCGAGGTATTTGGAGCGATTATAGATGGCATCGAAAATTTTTATGAATTGGTTAAAGCAAGAATTGAGGAAATTAAGCAAGAAATAGCGGAATTACAACAGACTGAGGAAACCATTACCCTCCATGAGTTTATCTATCTAATGAACGAAGCGCATCGTCAAGCTATCGAGGAGGACAAGAAACCGCCGGACAGTAAACCGGATACTAATCAGGCAGATAGTGCCAGATTGGTGGGTGGTCCTAATATCTAACTTAAGGCGTACTTAACGTCTTTTTGTTTTTACCTAGACCTGCTCGGAAGTCTCTAAAAGACGGCTCACAGTGGTAGTTGCCACTCAAAAAATTCTTAGGAGGATGTATCAAATGAAAAAAGAAGAATTAATCGCACTTGGTGTTGACGAAGAGACAGCTAAGTCAATCATGGCGTTGCACGGCAAAACTGTTACTCAACTAAATGCACAGTTAGCTACATTGGAAGGTGAAAGAGACACTGCACAGCAACAGTTAGCATCTAACCAAGAGGAGTTGGATACGCTGAAAGAATCAGCAAAAGGAAATGAAGCCTTGAGCGCTCAACTCGCTGACTTACAAGCCAAGTTTGATGAATCGAAAACAAATTCGGAAAACACCATTGCAGACCTGAAAAAGCAATCAGCGATTGAACTTGCTTTGACACAAGCCGGAGCACGCAATATCACAGCCGTCAAGGCGCTTCTGGATTCTGACAAACTAACTATTTCAGAAAACGGAGTAGAAGGCTTAAGCGAGCAATTAGAAGCTGTTAAAGCAGACAACGATTACTTATTTCAGGCCGCAGAACCAACCACGCCGACGATTGTTGCGGGAGGAAATCCGAAAGGTGATACACCGCCTGCGGATGATACTGCCAAGATGATTGCGGCAATGAACGCAGATTTACCAACAAAATAAAACACGAAAGAAGGACTAAACTATGCCAACAGTAATTAACTACGCTGAATCATATCAAACAGCATTACAAACACGATATTCCGAAAACGGATTATTGTATTCTCAGAAACTATGGAACTCCCCATCTAATAACTTGTTGAAATGGGTTGGAGCTAAAACGGTTAAAGTGCCACGTTTGACCGTTAATAATGGACGAAAAGACCGTACTCGTCGAACTATCACAACTCCGGGCGCGAACTACACCAACGAATGGGAAACTTACGAACTAAAAAATGAACGGTACTGGGATACTCTCGTGGATCCGTCTGACATTGACGAAACTAATTATGTCACTTCAATCGCGAATATTACTCGTGCATATAATGACCAAGAAAAGATTCCTGAAAAAGACAAGCAGATGTTTTCTAGTTTGTTCAACTTGAAGAAAACACTGGATACCGGTAAAGGAATTACTGAAGTAACCTTAACTGCTGCGAATATCTTAGAAGAATTCGACAAGATGATGACAGCGATGGACGAAGCGGCCGTTCCTGCTGAAGGCCGTTCTCTTTTTGTCACTCCAACCGTTCGCACCATTTTGAAAAACGCCCAAGGAATCGCTCGTTCTATGTCTGTCCAAAACAATAACGGTGAAATTAATCGTATCGTTCAACGTTTGGATGAAGTGACTATCGAACAAGCTGTTCCGTCTGATCGTATGAAAACCATTTACGATTTTACTGTTGGCGCTGTTGCTGACCCAACAGCTCAACAAATTCAAATGATCTTGATTCATATCCCTTGTATGGCTGCACCAGAAAAATATAGCTTTGTTGGCTTGGATGCACCATCTGCTAAAACGGCGGGCAACTATTTGTACTACGAACAGTCTTACGATGATGTTTTGATTTTCGAACAAAAATCTGATGGGATTGCATTTATCGTTACACCAGCAGAGGCAGGAGGTGAAGGGTAATGCTGACAGCTAGAAAAGGGAATCGTATCATTAAGATTGACGATACCGAACGTACGACAGTGTTAGATGCTGGATACGATATCGTTGAGCTGGACGAGGGTAACAAAGCATACAAAGTCGTGCAACAAGCTACTGGTGGCAAAAACTACACGGCTAAGGAGTACAACGAATTGAAGGCAGAACGTGATGCTCTTGCCGCTAAGGTAGCCGAGCTAGAAGAAGCTAATACGCCTGATCGTGAAGCTATCAAGGCGGCGTTGACAGAAAAAGGTATCGATTTTGCTGCTAACGCCAAAACCGAAAAGCTTATTGAATTGTTGGAGGAGGCTAAATAGTCTCCTTTTTTGATAGGAGGGACAACTATGCCTTATCTGACTTATGAAGAATTCAAAACACTAACAGGAAAAGAAGACATTCCGGATAAAGACTTTGAAAAGTTTTTGCCAAAAGCTTCTGCTGTTTTGGATTCCGTTACAAATAATTTTTACCAGTTTAACGATATAACTGATGATCGCATTGCTTTTCGGGTTAATCGATTCAAATTAGCATTGTGTAGTCAGATTTGTTACTTTCATGAAGTCGGTGCGGATACTTTTGAGGGGATTAATAGCTCACCGCAAAGCTTTAGCGTTGGACGTACTAGCGTATCAAATACTTCACGTTTCAATCCAGCCGGAGCAAACGAAAGTAAATCGCTATTAGCGGAAGATATATTTATTTATCTTGAAGGAACCGGTCTTTTGTATAGAGGGGTGAGATCATGTTAGTGCCAAAACCGCCTGTGAAAACGCTTGTCAATGACTTTATCTATCGAGAGTATCAAGGTATGAATTCATGGCAAGAGCCGTCCTACGGTGTTCCCGTTATTGTTAAAAAGTGTCGAATTGATAAAGAAAGTGCTTATACTTCGCAGGCAAGCGGACGGGTACTTCTTTATCATGCGGTTATTTTTTGCTATCCCGGTCTGACCGAGGGGTTGCCAGAATCGTTTAAGGAGAAGTCCTTAATTGCCTTTGATGGTACCGAGTACACCTTGACTAAGGTCATTCCAAATCAGCAACCATACTCTGATAGTCTCTACAGCATGGAATTGGAGGTGGTTTAATGGGCGTCAAAGTATTCATTGAAATGGATGGCGTAAGAAGAAAGCTTGGTAAAAAGAACATGATGGCAGGTCAAAGAGCATTAGTTTATCAAGCTCACGCTGACATGGATCAGTTTGTGCCTAAAAAGAGCGGTAGTTTGCGTACGGCTTCTGCACCAACATCTGATTATGAATCAATTAAATACTTCATGCCGTATGCTAAACCGCAATTCTACGGAATGGTTAAAGGCGGTCGTGTTTACAAGTATTCTACACCAGGCACTAGCCGTCGTTGGGATTTAAGAGGAAAAGCTCGCTATATGGATCAATGGAGAAGAGCATTTGTGAAAGGAGCCAATTTGTAATGGATTTTATCGAACGTCTTTGCGAAAAGGTCAATACGCTCCCCAAATTGCCTTATCCTTGTTCAATCGGATATTTAGATGATGAAAATTCACTGTGTGTTTTTTCTAATCCTGGGGGTCAAGAACTGGCTCACTATATGGATGGCGAAATGTTAGAGCTGTTAAATTATCAATTTGAAATTAAAACAAATAAACAAAGTTTGGCGCATAACACGCTTTGGGAAATATCTAGTTTGATTGACAGTATTCATAATCTGCCGAGCAAAGACGGCAGTTATGATTTTGAAGAAATCCCTTCAATTGGACAACCTTACCCGATTGATGTTGACGAAAAAGGTGTGTGGCGCTATGCACTTGAAATTCAAGCGAAATTAATTACTCGTATCGAGGAGGAGAACTAATGGTTGAAACATTTTATAAAAACTATTTAAACAAATTTGAAATTGGCGATGACGAAGAAAGTTTATTGCCAATCGCCGGTGGTATTCAAAATCATGATTCGTCTGTGGAAGAGGATTCTGAAGACGTAGGCTACTACGATTTAAACGGCGGAAACGAAACTGTAACGAATTCATTAACGACTACTTACGCCTTTTCCGGGCATCGTAAATATGCTAATCCGGCACAGGAGTTTGTGCGGGATAAATTATTTAAATTGATGGAACGTAATTGCTACTTCCGTGTCACTGAACCGGACGGCCGTATCATCGAAGGCCCAGCTACTTTAAAAGAAATCAAACCTAGCGGTGGTGATGCCAATAATCGTTCTGACTTTGAATTCTCAGTAACATTCGTTGGTATTCCAACTGATAAAAAGCCGGGTGTTACTCCACCAGAAACAGGCGAATAAACAAGACGAGCGATGGCTAAGTGCTGTCGCTTTTTAATTTTGTTAGGAGGAAAAAGAATGACTTTTAAAGCAATCAGTAAAAAGAAAGATTCTGTTAAAGATTTAGGGGCGAAAGCCAAAATTTTGCCAGTTTTGATCTATGGCGAACTATTTGAGTTTAAAATGACGCGGAAAGCCATGCAGGAACTGAAAAATAAGAAAAATGAAATCGAACAATTTGAAAAAGATATGAAGAAAAAGGATTTAGAAGACGAAAAAATTCAAATTGAAATTCTACGTTATGGATTTGACCTGATTCTAGGCGAAGGCGCTTTTGATCGTATCTATCAGCATATGGATGATGAAGTAGCGTTATTAGAAACATTTGAAGCAATGACAGAATACATCAAAGAAAGCTTAGAAGACTATATTAAAGAAATTGAAAAAGGCCAACTACAAAAAATTATCGATGCCAAGAAGCAAAAAAAGTAGGCGATGATCATGCTTAATTTCATTGATGATATGCCGGATGAATTTGAGTTTGAATTGTCAGACGGTCAGATAATTACTGGCGATATTGATTTAACGTTCGACAATATTATTCAAATGTTTGCCACTCAGCAAAATGATGAATTATCAGATAGAGGGAAGCTGTTAGCTTCTCTTTTTTTATTGACCGGCGATACTTGCGAAGACTTAGAACTCGAAGACCAAGTGAACTTGCTGGCGTATCTCATCAAAGAATATGTGGTACAAGCGAAACCAGTTCAAGAAGCGGTTTCGAAAATTGAAAATGACGAAGACCCAAAACAATATTACTCGTTAGTTGAAGATTCGGATTATATCTACGCCAGCTTTTTGCAAGATTATCGAATTGATCTGTTTGAAAAACGAGGGGAAATGCACTGGTTAGCGTTCAAAGCTCTACTATCTGGTTTGCGTGATGACACGAAGTTTAAGCAAGTTTTACAAATTCGCATGTGGAAACCAGATGACAACACCACATCAGATCAAAAGAGAGACATGGAGAAATTACAACGCTATTATGCTTTGGAAATTTCCCAAGAAGAATTGGAATTTCTCGCTATGACTGATGAAGAAAAACACGAATACGCAATCAAAAAATGGGAAGAAGAACAGGAAAAAGCCAAAAGGGGTGAGGTGATGTAGTTGGCAGATGGACAAATTACAATTGCCGTCACGCTAGAAGACGGATCAGTTGTTAAAGGCGTAGCGGACATCGGGAAAAGTCTAAGTGGCGTGGAAAAAGGCGGGAAAAAAGCTTCTGTCAGTATTAAGTCGTTGGCTAGTGCGCTAGGTTTGGTCAAGATTGCTAGTAAAGCCTTTGAGGTATTGAAAAATAGTGTCAGTGGTGCAGTAGATCGTTTCGACACGTTACAAAAATATCCTAAGGTGATGAAAGCGCTAGGGTTTAGTGCGGATGATTCAAAAAAATCAGTTGATAAACTATCAAAGGGTATCGATGGACTGCCTACGAAGTTGAATGACGTAGTGGCGACTGCCCAACGAATGACCGCCATTACCGGAAATATGGACAAGTCTACCGATGCGACAATTGCTTTAAACAACGCTATGTTGGCCAGCGGGGCCTCAACTGATGAAGCTGCTCGTGGATTAGATCAGTATCTACAGATGCTATCAACCGGAACTGTGGACTTAGAAAGTTGGAAGACCCTGCAAGAAACGATGCCGATTGCTTTGCAAAAAGTCGCAGAAGCATTTGGCTACACTGGCGAAAGCGCTCAACGAGACTTGTATGATGCCCTTAAAAAAGGCGATATCGTCTTTTCTGATTTTCAAGATAAACTGATTGAGTTGGGGACAGGGACCGGCTCTTTAGCAAAATTAGCAAAAGAGAATAGCTTAGGCATCAAAACATCTTTTAGCAATTTAGGGAATGCAGTTATTAAAGGTGTCGCAAATGTTATAGCTAAAGCCGACGAACTCTCACAGGCTTTAACAGGTAAAAATATTGCTCAAAATATTGACTCTGCTAAGGGAATGATAAATGGGGCGTTCGATGAAATTGTAAAAATCATGGATGAAGTGATAGCGCATTCCGAAGATATCAAAAAAGCTTTTGAATTATTAGCTGATGTAGCGTGGGCTTTAGTACCGGCTTTAGCGGCTGCTACTGGAGCGTATTTAGGGTTTAAAACAGCCACGGCAGTTGGGAGTATGGCTGATGGGGCGACGAAAGGAATTAAATTTTTAATCAGTCAGTGTGAAACTTTACAAATACTTTTATTAATCTTGACCCAAGATGGATTGAAAGCGTTTGGTATAGCTTTACTCCAATTAGTTTCAGGTCCAATAAAAGCATTAGTGGCAGCGTTAGGGGGCCCTGCAGTTGCAATACCAATGCTAATAGCCGCGATTGTATCTGCTTTAGTAGCTCTGTATGCTACTAACGAAACGTTCCGTAATTCTGTGAACAGATTAGCAACCATCGTCAAAGATGGATTAATTAAAGCTTTTCAAGTTTTAAAATCGATTTTATCTGCCATTTTACCAACGCTTACTACAGTAGCAGGCGTTGTTGGTGGAGCGTTATTATCCGCTTTTCAAAAATTAGTAGAAGTTGGCAGTAAGATCGCGAGCGTAGTTGGACCTGCTCTATCTGATTTTGCGAGTAAAGTAAAATTATTGGCAAGTTCCGGATTTCAAAAGCTTGTTGAACTGATAAGTAAGGTAGCTGAAGTGTTAGGCGGAGCTTTTTCAAAAGGCTTAGAAATTGGTGGCAATCTTTTAGAACGTTTAGGCGGTTCATTCGGGAAAATAGGTGGAGCGATTTCCATTGCGATTAGCTTGTTGACAAAAGTCGGTATTGTAGCTTTGGGATTAACCGGACCTATGGGAACGATGATATCTCTAATAGTTTCATTTTTAGCTGCTTGGGCTAAGACTGGTGATTTTAGCGCTGATGGCATAACGAAAGTTTTTGAGAATTTATCAGAAACTGTTACTACGGTCACTGCAAGTCTAACCGCTAATCTACCGAAAATAATTGAAGCAGGTACGCAGATTATCACTGGTCTGGTTGGAAAATTAACAGAAGCTATGCCAATGTTAGCTGGCGTTGCCATTCAAATAATTCAAACCTTAACAGAAGCTATCACTTCAAATCTACCCGCTATTTTGCAAGCAGCGACTGGCATTTTGACAAGTTTAGTCGAGGGCATAGCCTTTGCGATTCCTGCCTTATTAGTAGTTGCTACTCAAGTTATCACGACATTAATTAATGCTTTTGCTGGGATTTTACCGCAAATCATTACTGTGGGAATTGGAATAATTACAGCCCTTTTGAACGGAATTATTACAGCGCTGCCGATTATCATCGAAGCTGCAATGACTGTCGTTAATTCTTTAGTAGAAGGAATAATTGCTATCCTACCGATGTTGCTAGAAGTTGGATTGCAAATTATTGTGGCACTGCTTGATGCGATTGTTACAGCATTGCCGATGTTGATCGAAGTTGGAACGCAAGTGATTACCACTTTAGTAACAAGTTTTATCACGTTGCTTCCGACACTAATAGAAGCAGGCGTTCAAATGCTGATGGCGTTGCTCGCTGGGATAATCTCTATCTTACCGCTACTGATTAATGCGGCTATTCAAATTGTTATGGCGCTTTTAGGGGCTCTTATTTCTGCATTACCTCAAATTATCGCGGCTGGGATTCAACTATTGATGGCATTAATCCAAGGAATAATTTCGATTTTGCCACAACTGATTGCTGCAGCTATTCAAATTATTACCGCTTTAATCGGCGGTTTAATTCAGATGTTACCTCAAATTATCGAAGCGGGGGTAAAATTGCTAGTTGCTTTAATTGGTGGTATTGTCTCGATTTTACCGCAATTAGTATCTGCTGGTATTAACTTAATTGTTCAGTTGGCGGCTGCAATAATTAGTCAGTTGCCGAACCTTTTAGCTGCTGGCGTTAAATTAATTGGTGCGTTGATTCAAGGGATTTTAAGCTTGATAGGACAGTTGCTAGCAGCAGGGGGACGTTTGATTAGTGGCTTACTATCAAAAATCACAGGATTTTTTGGTGATATGTTGAGTGCGGGTGCTGATCTAATCGGTAAATTGATTGACGGTATTGCTCGTGGCGGACGTGCTATCGGCGGAGCTATCGAAGAGATTTTAAGTACTGCATGGAATAAAATCACCGGTTGGTTCGATACTTTCAAAAATGCTGGTGCTAATTTAGTTGGAATGATTGCTGATGGTATATCCAGTGCTGTTCATAAAGTTACTGATGCGATAGGTTCCGTTGTTGGCAAAGTCCGTGACTTCTTGCCATTCTCACCAGCTAAAGTTGGGCCACTATCCGATTTAGATAAACTGAATTTTGGTGGAACAATCTCAACTGGTATCTACGCCGGTGAAAGTCGTGTACAAAAAGCTATGGCGGATTTAACAGGCGGTCTTAAAGATTCGTTGAATCAAGACATTCCACAATTAGCGGGTTTATTTAACGGCGGATTGACTGCAGAATCAGCAATAGGGATGCGAGGAATGAATAGCGTGAATAATTCGAGCTACAGTACAAGTAACAGTAGCGTGACAATTAATAATCAAGGTTTGCTTGATGGAGCGGTGTTTAACGTGAGAGAAGAAGCGGATATTCCCAAAGTGGCGAAGGCAATAAAAGATTACGAAGAGAGTCAAAATCCTAATAGATATCCATGGAAGAGGTGATTTGAAAATGATGACAATGAATAACGGGTTAAAAACTCAAAGATGGGAAGATTTGGGATTAAGACCACTTTATGATCATAATAATCCAACACAAACGTCGTTTAATCATAAATCACTTCATATTCCCGGAAGAAGTGGGGCACTAGATTTTGGCGCTGAAATAGATGCTAAAACCGGAATCTCGATTCCGGTTTACGCTCTAGTCAAAAACGAAATAGAGACAACTCAAATAATCAACCGATTCAATCAATTTTTCTTTGATGAGTTTAAACAGCCGCGATTTATCAAAACAATTTTTGATTACGAACCTAACAAATATGTATGGCTAAAATTAGCTGATAACTTCAGCCCCAATCGAGCTAAACTATTAAAAAAATTTTTGGTTCCGTTTATTCAACATGACGATAACAAATATTCAATTGCCGAAGCGAAAGACATCGTCTGGGGTAGTCAAGAAATAGATTTTGAAGCTGATTATTTCCTTGGAAATACGGGAAGTGGTGCTAATAAAAGTAAAATAACATCAAATACCACTCTCAATCCATTTTTAGAAGGGTTGGCGTTACAACCTTTTTTTGAAATAAATGGATCCGCAACAAATCTAAACATCAGCTGTTCAGGTAGGGTGTTAAATGTCGGTACCTTTAAAAATAAGAAAATTGAAATTGATACCGAAAATGATGTCATTTATGAAAACGGCATGGAATCTGATTTTGGATTAGGAGAATTTTATTTTGTCCCCAGGCAAACTGTAAGTTTCACGGGTTCAAATATGAATTTTGAATTGACTGTGCATTACCGTGATATCTATATGTAGGAGGTGATTGTTTGATAAATGTCTATTTAAAAGACCCAATTGTTAATAAAAAACAGAGCATCAAAAACGCTTTTAATATTAGTTATTCTGAGCGCAGTAATAACCTTTTTACGGCTGGTTTCTCCTTACCGGCCGAAGATAAAATAGTTAGAAAAATAAAACAATTTTCTTTTGTAGAAATTTATGATGGTGAGCAACGTATTGAATTGTTCACTGTTGTTAAAAGTTCCGAATCATATAGTTCTGGCGTCCCGGTCATTAAATATGACTTGTTGGACGCTCTTTTTCTACTCAATTTAAGTGTAATTGAATTTCTACAATTGACTAATCCGACGACTAAGGAGGCGTTACAAGCAGTAATGGATTGTCAATATCTGCCGTACTGGAAGCTAGGTGATGTGGAATTTTCTCGTGGATTCAGCTACCAATGGGAAAATGAGAACGGACTTCTTAGTCCGTTAATGTCCGTTTTAGACGACACCGCAGAACAATATGTTATTGAACGAGATACGAATCAGTTTCCATTTGTTCTACATTTTAGGCGACCATCTTTACAAGTATCAGCTCGGATCAAGCAAGGATACAACATGACCGGTTTTATAATCGAACAAGAAGGGAAGAATTTAGTTAATTGGATTTTACCAAAGGGTAACGCTGAAGGTATTAATGCAGTAGATATTTCGAAACTAAACGGCGGTCAAAGATATTTAATGGATCAAGAATCGATGAATGAGTTTTTTCCAGCTATGACAATTTGGAAGGATGAACGATATACAGTTGAAGAAAACCTCCTTGAAGCTGCCAAAAGTCGGTTGAACGCTTGGAAAGAACCTAAGGTGAATTGGGATGTCACCGCAGTCGATTTAACAAAAGTATTTAGACATCCAGAAAATTTGAAAATTAATAAAAATCGTGAAATCAAGGTTAATAATCTAACTCTTAATTCTCTCGTCGAAGTGGAAACTAAAAAATACGGGAAGATTAACCTTCGTGTTTTAGAGCGTGGTAAATCCGACTTAACCGGAAAACCTGGGGAATTGGGTTTATCTATTACGAATGAAGGTGTTAATGCCTTTGCTTACGATGAAGAGCGTCAAAATGAAATTTCTAAAATGACGGCGAATGGTGCTCAAAATATGCTGCCTTTTGTTTTTGACCGCGAAGCAGATGCAGAGCATCCTGTCGAGTTCACATTTCCGATCTACGATGAAGTTGTCAATGTCAATGATTGCCGTTTTTGGCTAAAAACAACTCGGTATCGTGCGACCTCAAAAGGGAATGAAAGCTCCCCGGTTCAAGTCTCTGCTGCTACCACAGAAGGTGGAGGGGCTTATGTTTCAACTGTGACAAGTCAAGGCGGTGGAGCTTCTGTTCAATCAGCAACTTCTAGCTCTGGGGGTGGATCGGTTCAAAGTGCGACTAGTTCTAGTGGGGGTGGGCAAACTTCAAGCTCAGGTGGTGATCATAGGCACAGAATGTTTATCATGCAAAGTAACGCGCAGGCTATTTCGGCAGGGATCGTTTACGTAGCAGCTTCAAGTAGTTTGGGTGGTAACAGAGGAGTAGTATTAACATCTAAAGATGGAGATCCTCCAGGAGACCTTTACACAGCCGGTTCTAGTGGTAATCATTCACATACGGTATCCAACCATACGCATAATGTGTCTATTAATATCCCAAGCCATACCCATGATATTTCAGTCACCATCCCAAGCCACACGCACAATATTGTCTTAAACATACCGAACCATACGCACCGTGTAACAATTACGATTCCAAGCCATACCCACCCTATCGTGTATGGGATATTCGAATACAACGGAATGCCATCAGCGGTTGAAGTTAGCATTGATGGAAATAAAATTCCAACCACTGCACTTAGCTATGATGGAATTGACTTAAAACCGTATCTAAAAAAAGATTCGAGTGGCAAAGTTACGCGCGGAGACCACACTTTAAAAATAAAGCCTAATGATTTGGCAAGATTTGAAATATCCATCATATTAACTATTTTTATTAAATCACGCTTAGGGGGAAAGTATTGATGAAAAAAGAAAAAATTATGCAAATTACTATCAAGCCGGGTGTTCATATTGTTATCGGTGTGAACAATGTTGAGGAGTTTAAAGAAATAAAAACAGCAATCTTAAGTAGTAAAACTGAATTCGTTGACGTATTAGATACATGCACTTTGAAAAGAAACGATATTGTAGCTATTGAGTATTTTGAAAAAGAGGTGATAGTTGATGAAAAAAGTGATAATTAAACTTCAAGGTAGTTTGGAATCAGAAGAACTTATAGTTGATGATTTTGATTTAAAAAAGGATTATTACGATTACGTTTTAGGCAATGTTAAAGACCCAAACGGAAATTTAGTACAAGGAGTCCTTATCGGTTCAAATCGATATGTCCGTATTATTGATGTTGTCGATATTAAAGTCGAGGATTACGAGGGGTGATTTTGTGACCGATAAAATCGAATATATTCAGGAAAAAGATGTATTAAATACTGGGAGAGACAAAATTAATAAGTTTGCGATTGCCCCAGCATTAAGAGCAGAGTCAAACTCACTAGAATCAAAAGTTGCTGCGCAAAAAGCGAACGAGAAAAGTAGTGAAGTTGCACAAAAACAAGAACAACTTGAACAAAAAGTAGAATCATTAGTGATTGAATCGGGCACTAGCGATGCAGAAGTAGTGTTATCTCGGCCCAGTGAAGTTTTCCAAAGAAACTTTGACTCGCTACCCCAACGACTCGAATACACTGATGGTCTACTATCTGTCTCCAATGGGGAACTAAAATCAATTCAAAAGGCTGGGATTTATGAACCGGCAAGTGTCCCAAATACATGGACGACTGATCCTTCAGGTCGTGTTTTGAATATTAGCTCATCTGATTTTTTTGAACTCTTTTACAACAAATATGTCGGTACCAACGAAGTGGGCATCAGCGTTGAAAAAAACTATCTTGGCCTCGACGAGTCTGGTACTTACCAGATAACAGAATTTTCTTTTGTACCACCACATCCAAAAGAGAAACTTCTTTTGACGAGTGGCATGCACACATATGAATTGCCAGCATCTTTTGGTCTAGCGCATTTTATTAAAGATTTAATGGATCCAACCGTGCACAATCAAATTGTAGATTATATTCGAGAGAATGTAATCTTAAAGGTGATTCCCATCATTAATCCGTGGGGGTGGAATCAAAACCCAAAAAAATACGGAAATATAAATGGGGTCAATTTAAATCGAAATTTTGATTCAAATGGCCGATGGGAAAAATTTCCATCTATGCCACCAAGCGAGAATGAGTGGAATTACAAGGGAATCGCACCATTTAGCGAAGCTGAAACAAAGATTTTGAGAGACTGGGCGTTAACGAATAACGATGCGTTGTATTGGATCGACTGTCATACAGGTTTGAATAATGATTATGGTGAGAATTGGATTCATCCTTCCTCGAAATATCCTAAGTTGCCCGAAATTTTGGATACTCTAAAAACTCTAGAAGAAAGAATTAAGCATGTTTATCAAGTTGAACCTAGGTCAAGAGTAAGAATTGATACGGAGGAAAACTTAAGACGCTGGTGGTCTGAGGAAGTAGCTGGGGTCTATTCTATGACGATCGAGCAATCGTCTGTGGGATTGCCATGGGGGACAAATATTAATAATGAGGGCGACGACATAAGAGAATATGAAATATATATTAACAGTTATGTCGGCGTTGCTTTAGGCTTGAGCACTACAAAAAGTTTTGTTGACGACACTACGCGGCGTTTGGAAACTGCAGAAGAAGTAGCAACTTTAGGTATTAATCAGATCCAGGCAAGTGAAATATCCTACCAAAATAGTATGCCTACTATTTTTGAGGATACGTTTGACAGAGTAGATGGCGCATTGGGAGCCGAATGGCTGAATGAAGACAATCAGCTAGAGATTTTTAGTAATCAAGTACGACTCAAAAGAGATGCATTTGAAGGTAGAGCTTTCAAACAAATTGAATCAACTGATGTATTAATAGAAGCAAGTTTAAAATTCGGAAAATATGTTGGTTTAATTTTGAGGCAGAACGTCCAAAATGGACAGTCCATTCATGTAAGGCTTTCTGATAACGGTCTAAGAATCTATGAAGAATCGAATAGGCAAAGTACAGCTATACTCTCAGACATAGACTGTAAGCTTGCAGTTGGTAGAGTCTATAAAATGAGGGTGATAGCTGTTGCTAATGTGGTGACAGTATATATTGATGATAATCTAATTGCAAAAGCACAGACCTCTATCGTATCTGGCGGTCAGTTTGGCATACGGATTGCTACATCTGATTATGAGTCAACTGTTAATAGTTTTAAAATAGTTAAACTATTACGAAATGATAAAACAGTTTTTAAAGTGAACTATTCGGACTGGTCAGGCTCTGTGACTTTCAGGAGTAGTGAAGATGGAACTGTTATGGTGAGCGGTGAATTAACAGTGGGGACTGTTCCAGTCAATATTACTAGGATAGTAGAACTCCCGACGCGCCTTTTACCATCTGTTCCGGCGACGGCAGCAAGTTATAACCTGACAACTAGTGAAGCGCTGTACGGACTATATGTGGGAGCTTCACCAGCCGCTTCGTTGCAGGTGAGGAATCCTTTGTTATCAAAAATTAGCAAAGGAGATAAACTTAACTTTAATTTTGCATATGGAATTTAATAAAAAAGACGGCCGAGTAAAAGACGACTGTCTTTTTATTATGATGTAAAGGCGGGGAGTGTATGAAAGATGGTAACGATGAAGAATTATTATGGCGGGAGGTCTTACAGCGACTTACAGCTATAGAAATGAATACGAAAGGACTTGATGATGTAGCGAAAAAAGCCAATGAAGCATATGCATTAGCGAATACTAATAAAGATGATATAGCCGAGTTGAAGTCGGATCAGAAAACAAATCGAGCGTGGCTAATGGGTATTTTAGCTACGGTTATTGGCTACGTGATCATGAATTATATTTTAAAATAGGAGGGAAGTAGTATGGACTTTAGTCAATATTTAGTGCCAGCCGTTATGGCTGGGTGTTTAGTAGTAGGTTATTGTATCAAGAGTATTAAAAGCTTACAGATTAATGATTACATTCCAACAATTTTAGCAATCTTAGGCGCTTTAATTGCAGTTAGCCTGAATGGTTTTAGCGTCGAGGTAGCAATTGCTGGTGCTGTTAGTGGATTAGCTTCAACAGGTCTTCATCAAGCCTTCACGCGATTTTTGGAAGGATTAAGTGGTAGTCAGCAAAAGGATGGTGAATAGGATGCAGATTTTTAATAATGTAGCGAATTTTATTATTTTGTCGCTTTTTGCAATCTTACTGATTGCTTTATTGTTTGCCATTTTTCAATGTCTGAAATCATTTCGCATTGAGCGTTTGAAAAATGAGCTGACTATCAAACGTAGCTACGCAGAGATTTTTATTAGTTCGTTAAATGGCAAATTTGATCGTGAATTAATTAAGTCGCAATTGGTTGATGCATTGCAAAAAGATAAAATTCCTTTTACTCAAGAAGAAATTGATAAGTTGATTGAAACTGCTAAACAGGATTATTTGAAAGGGGAATGAACATGTCTTTAAACGGTATCGATATTGCAAGTCACCAGGCAGGTTTGAATACAAAGACCATTCTAGCAGATTTTGTAATTGTAAAAGCCACAGGGGGGACTGATTACATCAACCCGACATGTGAAGGGTTTATCCAAGGCGCCCTAGCAACTAATAAGCAAATTGGTGTGTATCATTATGCTCGAGAGGGTAGACTAGGTACTTCTGCAAAGACTGAGGCTGAATTCTTCTATAAGAATATCAAAGGCTACATTGGTAAAGCTACTATTACATTAGACTACGAAGAACCTGCTAATGGTAAGACATGGACTCAGGCAGATGTGACATGGGCTAAAGCTTTTTTAGATCATCTCTATGAATTGTGTGGTGTTCGAGCATGGATTTATATGTCCAAGTCGGTTACACGTGCTGTAGATTGGTCTAGTGTTGCTAAGAACCATGGGCTTTGGGTAGCGCAATATGCAAACTATAACCGTACAGGATACCAAAGCAAACCATGGACAGATAGTTTTGGGTATGGAGCATTTAAAAGCCCCGTACTATTTCAATATACTTCATCTGGATTGCTTAGTGGCTGGTCTGGTCCATTAGATCTAAATATATTCTATGGTGATAAAACCGCCTGGAATAAATATGCTGGTAAGTATACTCCGCCAGCACCTAATCCTACACCGAATAATGGAGGAATTAAAATGAAAGAAATCACTCTAAATAGTAACGTTAATCTGCGCACCGCTGCTAAAACGTCTGCGCCAGTCATTGCTTTGCTCAAAAAAGGCGATAAAGTTAAGTTTGATGATATTGTCGTTAGTGGAGGGTACATCTGGGGTGTTCAGCCTCGAACGGATAAATACAAAAAAGGCTATTTGTCCTTAGGAAAACTTGATGCATACGGCTCTATCAAATAATAAAGTAAAACCCGATCTCTTAGTGAGGTCGGGTTATTTTTTTGCTCTTTTTACTATATTAGTAAATTACACTTTACTAATATAGTAAACCGTGCTATACTATATATGTAGATGAGGGAAGCACAAAGAAAGGATTGATTAAAATGAATAAATCAGAAATTTTTAAATTAGCACACACTTGGACGAAGAAAGCTTTTGAAGACAATCGCGCAGAAGGTTCCTATTTAGCTCATTTTTCTAAATTCTTGAAACGTGCTTACCAAATCGCAAAACAAGCTGTTCCAGAAGATGCAGTTGCATTCGGTTCAAGCAATACACAATTTAAAGGCGTGAAAATTTGGTTTGCTGCAAAAGAATACGGTGTTGGTCGCAAGACTCAACGTGAAGCACAAGGCAAGTTAGCAGTTAAAATGATGAATGACGTTGAAGTTCAAAAAGAAACTGAAAAAGCTGTTTTATTAACATTCAATACAGCATACGGTGAAAGCAAAAAATGGTTCCCTAAAAGTGTTTTGGTGGCTTAAAAAAAGGAGGAGTAGAGAAATGATTGCTGTTGATCGAACTATCTATGTAACTCAATACTCAGAAGGTCCATACGAAATAGTGTTAGTCAGAACATCTAACGCTAAAAATATGTGGTATGAAATTATTATCGATGACGAAAGTCAAAATGGCATCTACGATTCTTTTAATGAAGCTTTTGAGTACATGATTAACAATTATTAGGTTAGGAGGAAAAATCATGATTTTGAATAAAGAATATGACTATTTAACAACATCGGGTAATCAGGAATCAATTAGTGGTAAGGTTAGTCCATCTAATTTGAAGCGAGCAAACGTCCCTGATGTATTAATAAAAGACTACACTTTGGCTCATGAGAGAGTTCAGACAATATCAGGACTAAAAAATTCACCAGGATATGCTACTGATGGTGGAAAGAAAAAATTCGAATCTGATACCGAAGAAGCAAAGAAAGAATTGAAAACTGCGCATAAATCCATTGAAGATTTTTTAGAGAAACAGCAGATGTTGAATTTCGGTAGTATTGACTTTCAAAAAGTTTTAAAGCTACTAAACTCTGACATTTCGGCATATCAAATTGAAAAAAATACTGGTATCAGCCGTATGGCTATTGGGAACTTAAAAAACGGAACGTCAGAAGTCTCTAAAATGATTGTTAAGAATGCTTATATGCTAAGTGAATATGCTAAAGCACTTGGAATGTAGGTGAGTTAATGTCAAAAAGATATGATTTAATTGATCAGAGATTTGGAAAGTTACTCGTTAAGAAGAAAGGTAATGTCACTAACCAAGGGCAGATGTGGGAATGTGTCTGTGATTGTGGCAATGTAGCTATCTACAGAACATCAATGCTAATTTCAGGCGATGCCGTAAGTTGCGGATGCCTACGTCACGATCCGACCATGAAGCGTAACGAAGCAAGAGAAGCTCAAAAGGTAAACGGAGTGGAGTTATTTCGCTTTAAAAACGATAAAGCTATGCCATTCAACTCAACTGGAGCTAAAGGAGTTTCGAAATATTTACTAAAAAATGGCGGAACTAAGTATGAAGCTAAGATAGTCATTAATGGTACCACATATCGCAAAAAGGGATTTGATACTATTGAAGATGCTAAAAATTATCGCAAACAGCTAGAAGAATTATACTTACCAAAAAAGAGCCAAAAATAAGGCTCTTTTTTAGTGCATCTAACTTTTAGCAATAGTTTCCAAAAACTTTAACTCGTTGACAAAATAGAGATAGTAGTCATTCGCAAATTTTCGAACGGCATCTGGCGGATTGTCATGATTAATTTTTACAATCTGTTCGCAAGTGTCATATACTACCGAGTGTACAAAGTGACCTTCTAATTTCACATAGCCGAATTCATTTTCAAAATACATAAAAATTCCCCCTTCACATTGATATACGCAAAAGGGGAGGGTAATTATTTTCGATTTGGGTATTTACTTCTTTCAAATTCAATCACAATCTGAGGTTTGCCAATCACAGTATATTTTCTAACGATGAACTGATTTCTGTTATTGTATTCACCAACGATTGCGATTTTTGAATCTTCTGCAACGTCAGCTAAAAAGTTTAATGAATGAGAAGCGATGAGACAATTTGTATCATCTAATTTGAAAAACACAAGGGGACGCTCGCTAGATTTCAAAATCT